CAGAAGCTCATAGGTGCACCTAGCAAGGATCCTCTTGTAGTGTTATCTTTCATGCGGTATGTCCCATCTTTGTCCTTAATGTAAACTTGAGTTGGTTCGATAGATTTTAGAACTGCCTTTCGAGTTGGTAATGGCCATTTAAGTTCGTCGGCTAAGGTATTTACAATAAGATAGAGTGCATCTTTGTTCATGAGATCAGACGCTTGAGATAGATCAGTACTTAAGATCTCAATCTCTCCGTTTTTGAATTCCTCTGTTTCTAAAATCTTTCTTCCTCTAGCTAAGATCGCATCTGAATCAGCTTCAAACTGTGATTGACAAGGCCCATACATTTTTAACATTTGGGTAACTTGATTACAGGCTGGACTTATCATAGCAGTTAATGCTGCTTCGTGGATTGTTGCTGTTCTGAATCTAGCTCCGCGTTGTGGAATTACGTACATTTTCACTTTCGCGGGTTCTTTATAGGTCTGAAGGTATAATTTCTTTATTGTTTCGTTCCACGTATTTTCAATTCTCGGTTGCATCGGAGTGGTTCCTTTTAGAACTTGGTTCCACTTAGTTACTAACGATGAACCTGAGAATTCACCAAACATAGTTCCCGCGAGTACTGTTTTTAGTCCGCGGCGTACCATAGCTTCCTGACGAGCTTCTCGATCACGATTAGCTTTCTCAGTGAGAATTTGTTTACTTTGGTGTATATAGGCATATGATCCGCCTTTATTACGTGATAGTTCGAAACAAGAACCTAAAGAAGTAAATCCTGATTCCATGTTAAGTGGATTCCTATAAATTGTAGTCTTAGATCCATCTTCCTCTTCTTTGATCTTAGAGGGATTTGTTACACGGCAGAATTTCTCCACGTGAGCTTTTAAGCTTTGTAGATGTTCAGCTGAGGTTGTTTCGGGTTTTCCGCACATTCCTTTTAACGTTCTTAATAATGCCTTTCTCATACTATTATCATCGTTGACTAGTGGCATAGCCCTTCGTAGAGTTGCTAACAAT